CTACTCGAACGAAAATCCGAACCCATCCAACATGGCAGGCGAGAATGTGCCGTTCGCCAAAATCGTCAATCGTGTGCTGACTCCCCATTGAGCGGCCGTTTTGTTCTGGTTGGCGAATACATGCTTCCCGCCGTTCGTGACGATCGCCGTGACATCTTCCCAAGCAGGTTGTTCATCAAACCCATTGTTGCACGCCTCGACGATAAATTTGCCCGGCTTTTGATCAACGATGGTTTCGAAAGAAGACACGGTGAGCATTTTGGTCCCGGTGCTGGCCGGATTCGAAAACTGGCTCGCTTTGACGGTAATCGTATGGAGACCGTACGGGAGGTTCAGGCATTCGTACAGCATTTCTTGCCTGCTCGAATCTGCATAGAGGTCGACTTGCCCTGCAATCCTGTCGTCAATGAGTACGCTTGCGATGCATGAATCTGCATTTTTTATGCCGTGCCAGCGTATGCCGGTGCCGGTAAATTGCAGCTTTACGTACGCATTCGGATCATTCATGAAGGTGATCACACCATCCTTATAAACCGGTGTCCCTGCATACCGGAGATTGCCGCTGATCCCTGGTACATGCTCGCTTACACGGGAGGAAGGAATGGTACAGACGGCATTCATGGTAAAAGTATTTGCTGGTGCTGTGGTTTGAATAGGCTTTTTCAGCGCTACGGATACCACATCGCCGCTGCGAAAACTGCTGCTCTGGGATGGGTACGCAGTTCCATCAACAAAGGGATATTTCGTATTGAGATTGAAGCCAGACCAAAGCGGATCCACCCCAATTTTCGCATACTCCATTTCTGAAATCTCATAAACTCGCGGGTTCGCGATATAGGTGTGCTGTCCTATTTCCTTTGGGGAAATATGGAACTTGAGATAATCTAAAACGGCGGTTTTCCCCGGCATTTTAAACCAGAGCGTCTCCCACAGATCCGGTTTTTGCAATGTTGCGCTCTTGTATTCGCCGAATTCGATGTAACAATCAGCATACGTCGATTTCATGTCCGCAAGAAAAAGATAGTATTTGCCCGATTCAAAGTCGGAATCATACTCGCGGATTAGGGAGAGGTTGGCATTAGGTTTTTGGTTGACTGCGTGGATGGCCCGTTTATCTTCTGGATGCTGAGGGTATTCAACCATCAGTGAGGTTTCACTCGCATCCCCTTCCAGCTCTAGATCCCAGACAGAATAATCGGACTTCCCGCTACCCCCATCCGTATAATTGAGCGGCAGCAGGTTGCTCAGCTGCCGGTCCGTGGAATAGCGAAGCGGTTCTCCCTTTGTCAGGTTGTTGTAGCTGGCGATCCGCCAATACCATACTTTTGGCGCGAGCGGCTCAGGTGGTTGGAACCGGACGAATTGATACGAAGGGACATCCGCCGCTTCAACGGTCAGGGCATCGAGCCAGCACTCGGTATATCCGGCTCCCTTGATCGCAAAATCAATCTGCATGGAAGACCAGTAATTGGACGGTACGACGATTTCAAATGAATAACTCTTGTAAGCGGAGCTGCGTTCGGTAATGACAATTCCTTTATGCGTAAAATTAGTGCCGGAGAGCTGCACGCTGACCTCGGCTCCAGGGGCGATGCGAACCACGTTAACCGTGGCATTCACTCTAAGGCGCTCGCCGGGACGGATTCCGCTCAGTCCTTGCGAGAGCTTCAACTGAGATAGCACTGGCCTTTGCTGGATTAATCGCACGGCTCGCGAACCGGTGTGCGGCGGTGCGTTCAGGTCAAAGATATCGTCTACCGTGATGCCATCCGTACCCCAATCATTGTACAATTTCCCTATCGTATCAGATTGTTCGAAGGATGCGTTTTGGACATACTGCGTGCGCTTTTTTACACCCTTTGCAGGAAACGGCACCCATTCTTTTCCGTTATGCGCTTCCCATCCCGCCTGGCTTTCGTCTGTCCGATAGGTTCGAACCACGCTGAAATTGGGCAGTTCGGAAAGGTCGAGCTGAAAATGTTGAGACAACCCGCTCTGCTCGATCGCAAGCTCTGCTACCAAAGACGGTTGGAGCGTCGTCCTCTCTTGATGAACAGGGCTTAGTGGCATGGGAGGAGCTGCACTCGCCGTCGTAATAAAAAATGTCCAGTTGGTATAGAAGGCTGCGCCATACGCGTCAAACCCATTCAATGTCCAATAATAGGTAGTGCCGCGCTCCAAAATATTTGCGGGCACATCAAAATACTGGTCTTGCGGATCGGGTGTAAATCGCCGATTCAGCACCTCCTTGAAATCGCTCAATCGGTTTATTTTGATATAGATTTCCCGGATGGGATCATTGTCGGGATCGGTGAATCGGAAATGCAGCCGAGGAGTAAGTCCTAAAATGGGTTGATGAAATGTTACATGGGAAACTCCTGTTAAGGGAAATACGGTGGGCCGCTGGTTTGTCTTGAAATACGCGTACCGGCTCCACTGACTTTCGGCATCATAATAATCCCATGCCCGTACTCTCCATTTATATAGCTCATGAATCTTGAGGGATATCGTGTATGTATAAAAGAAATTGCTGAGTCCCTTCACTTTTCCGCTATCATAGATAATCGTGTCTGTCGCTACCTCGGTGATTTCCAGCTGGTAGGCTGATTGCAGATCGCGTTCGTCCAAATCAAAGAATGACCATCGTATGGCTGTTTGGACGTCATGGATGCCAGGCGACGTACTCGTACCGTCAGGGGTAACGATATTCGGCGTTTGCGGGTTTCGATTTTTCAGGGTGATTTCATAATGGATGAAATCAGTACCGTTCAGATCTGACAGGGTAAAGAAGTGAGTCGTTCCGATCACTTGGCTTGCGGCAAAAGAAACCATCGGGTATGAGCATTTCAGACCGGACACTGTGGTCGCGGCAACGCGCGTCGGTTGACCCGTCTGAATGGAAATTTCCTGCAGCTCTGTTCCCGTCCTGTTAATCATGTACAGGAAGTCTTGATGATAGAATCCCCCTAGCGCATGTTGCGACTGGTAGTATACGGGTGAAATCGTGGTGACAAAAACAGGCGTGCCTATCAAGTTTCGATTCAGTTGATACAACTCTCCGGTCGCTTTCACTAGGTAATAAATGAATTTTTCACCAGTAAGGGATGTGATGACACCATCGTGGGAGTTGTATTGCGGAATGTTGGTGATGCTCATCGAGCGAATCAGCGTGTTGTTTGTGTCGTATTCCGATATTTGCCCGTTATTGTTTCGCAGGTACGTGTCCGTCGAAGGATCATATTGCGAGCTTTGCGTGTGGCTAAGGAGCGGAAAGGTCGTCGCATTTGCGCTGCTCCATGTATGAGGGCCGGTAAGAACATTTGAATTGGAGCTGTAGCAGAAAACCTTATCAGTGGTATAAAAGCTTTTGGTTTTGCTTGCGCCGACAAGACCAATGTTGCCGCTGGCTCCTTGCAGCGTATATGTGCCGGCATTTCTTATCCATAAAGCCATGCAGCCGGTCCCTCCTATTTCAGTTCAATCTTTCCTTGCGTTGCATTAAAAAATCCTCCCGTTACAGTAATGGCACTCAAATCACGGAAGGTTTCGATAAAAATGTTGGCTGTTACCCCGTTCAGCTCTGCCTGTTTGATCGTTTCCAGCTCAATCAAGGCATCGATCATGTTGCGCTCCGTATGGGTAAGCCTGCGCTGCAGCTGGTCGATTTCTGCCTGTTTTCGCTCCAGCTCAGCATCGATCAGTGTAAAATTTTCATTTATTTTCAACGCACCCGCACGCAGGCTGTCAGGTGCGTTTTGGTCTACCGAAATTCGTTCATTCAGCAATGCCATGTCGTTCCCTCCGATCAGGATGTGTGGACCATCAGGTTACGCGCTCGCGGCGTGAGCATCGGTTCCGAGCTGCTTAGTTTGATCCGCACACGGAAGCTTTTCGCCGGGGTGTCCAGCCGTATCTGAAATTTCACGCGCATGAATTCTTCATCAATCTTGCCTTGTGGGCTTGCAGACCCGGATGAACGCCAGTTTTTCCCGTTGTCCACGGTATATTCGACGAACTGGGTCGTTCCTGAGGGCGAACTCATATCGAGATAGATGGCGATGTCCGAAAAGTTTTCTTCACTGGTGATCAGGCGACTCACATACATGCCGTCGTTTTTGTATTTCATCGCCACGGCGTTCACCTGTTTTTGCAACACAGGCGAAGAGCCCTTAACTCCACCCACTTCCTCTGACCGCATCAAGGCTCGAATATACACATCTGTAGCTACCTGCACCAATTGCGTCACATCCTGGCCTGCCAGCGGATACCACGTGATGCTGTCGAGAGAGTATTCCCAGCGAATGTCCGAGCGTTGAGGGACTACCTGGCTTGCTGCCAAGATGAGATGAGTCATTTTGTTTACGCTGATCTTATTGAAATAAAGCTCCGATTTTCCCGCGAATTTGGCGCCATACAGCTTGAACTTCAAGTCCATATCCTGATGGGCAGTCCACGCCGACCCATTGGACGAGGAAAACAAGAGGCCGATGTCGTACGGCTGGCGGGACACGATTTTTTGTGTCGTCAAATCCTTGTTACCCATCCGGGCCACATAGGCACGGTAGTTGGCAGAGGTCGTCAAAATCACGATGGCATACTCCACATTCGCCTGCAGCAAAACGGGATCGGGGAACGTGACGCGGGTCGGCACCGTTCCGTTGTTGGAGGTCTTCACTTCCCAGCCTTTCAAGACTCGTGAGGTCATCACATTCATAGACGGATAACCATTGGATACCTGGCGGATTTGCACGGTCAAATCTTCCTCGTCGTCCCGGGTGGCGAAAAAGAGGTCGATGCTCGTAATGTAGCGCTCATCGGTGAGCAGAAAGGTTTGCGCCAAAGGATCGATGTGGCGCCACCATGGGATTTGCCAAAAGGTTTGTTCGACGATCTGCTTTCTACCGATTCCGATATAGGAGGCTTTGGCTTCGTTTTGGATGGTCACTGGATATCCCCTCTCTTTTAGTCCGTGTTATTCCAGAAACGAACTTCTCTCGTCCCGGTTCGGATCTGGGCAGGAATGACGAACGTGCACGAGAATCGTCCGTTCGCATCGGCTTTCATCGTGCCGGACAGCGCTCCCGCTTGCGATCCTGCGGACGGCACGAGATTGACCGGCACACCGTCAAACGTAGCCTGAATATTGGTCGCATTCTTCGTGAATCCTTCCGCTTGTACCTGCACGGCGCGAACTCGGATAAACGGCACGTACTCATCGAGAATGACCCGCGTTTCCGTCCGGCCCTGGTTCCACCAATCCCACCACCAGCCCCAAATATAGCGGGTTATGACCGTCTGCTCTAACCAGATGTCATGGGAAGGCGTCAAGCGGACCGTCGCCATATTGCCAAACACCTGGTACGGATTGACGTTCATCGTTTCCGTCGCATTCGACTGGTCAATCAGCACTTCTTCGGTGTAATTGATCGTGAGCAGCCGCTCGTGCATGCGGACGCTCGATTTCTCCGTGTTGATTTGCAGATCAAAGAAGGCATCTTCGATGGGAAGCTGCAGGCTTTTGCTGCGCGGATCGATCATCGCATCGAATTGCGTGCCGTCCCCCATGTCCGCTCTCGCGAAATTGGTGAAATTGTCCGTGAAGATTCCTTTTTTCGTGACCGCCGGATCGGCATATTGGGCAGCGCGATCCAAATCATTGATCGCTTGGTTGTATTCGGCACGCTCCAGCCGGTCTAGCAACGAGCGCAGCTCTAGCATCGTCAATCGTTTCGGTTTGCGATTGGTAACGATGGCTTGCACACTATTGGCTGGAAAGCTGATTTCCCCCAGCTCCAAAACGTCAGGCGGAGATGTAGGCGTAGGCGGCTGCATCGCGCTTTGCCCCCGAACCACCTTGATTTTGCCGTCTGCCGTCAAATAGTAGACATCGATTCGCGGCAAATAAAAGGTGTATTCGACCTGAACCTGTGTTTGGTTGACCGGTTTGGCTCCTCCGTTCTTGAAAACCAGATATCCGTTTTCCAAGGCGATATCCTCACCCAGCACCAGCTTCTTATTGTAGGTATACGTAACCGTATAGTTTGTTCCCCCTTCCGGCTCTTTACCGGACGGCTTCCAACTGATCCAATCCCCATCCTGCTCAAAATCGACCTGCGGATCATACGTGATTTTATTGTCGGCTGGACCGCGGGTGACGCTGATGATATCGACGACAGGACGGTTGACCAACGAATCAGCTGTACCCGGCATGTTACCGCGTGTCACGGTTTGGCTGACTTGGACGACTGCAGAGACGTTGACCAGCTCTTTCACCGGCTGGGAATGAAGCTTGTAGCTTGCCTCCGTGGTAACGTACCGCTTCAGCTCATTCTTCACGGTTTGGTACTCTTTCGCCCGCGGCACGCGGATTCGTTCAGGGATCAGCTTGTTGATTTCATAGCCCTGGACGTAGGCTTTGCCCGCATCGATGACCAGATTGAGGTTATCCTCGTCTCCCGGAATCACCTCGATGAAACCATCCATGCCCGACACCAAAAAATTCCCGCTCGTATCATGGGTGCGCCGTGCAAGAACCGGGGTTAGCCCCTCCAGCTCCTGAGGAATTTTGGGAGTAGCCAGCACGCCGTCGATCAGCCGATACATCTGGATGGCAACGGGATTGTTCACGACCCATGTCGGTTTGGCGACCAAGCGGTCAGCACCGGGCATGCCGTGATTGGAGTAGCCGACAGCCGGGTCCAACAGCTCGGTATCGTGTTCATAGGTGATCACCTGATAATCGACCTTGAGTCCGATCAGCTCCTCCCCTTCCGCCGTTATCGTAAGGGTCTGTTCCTCCACCAGTAGAATCATTCCATCCACATAGACGCGTGCGGGCGAAATGACCAACTCTTTGGTCGTCTGATTAATCCAGAGCTGACCGCCTTCCAGCACGTTGCCCGTTCCAAAAATGAAATCGCCAAACTGTTTATCGCGATGCAAAGCGAGAGATTGCATCTCGTTCAACTCGGCAGTTTGTAGCCGTCTCCCGCCTACTGACAGGACAGATACCCATGAGTGCTTTGCCGGATCAAAACGGTTGTAGTGTTTCGTGGTCGACATGAGGCCACCTCCCTAAAACTCTATGATAAAATCGATCGATTCTTTTTGATTGGCTTCCCGGGTGATCGGGGAACGGTTGTTGAGCACCAGCAGGTAGCCGGGATCGACAACATCTGCCGGATAAACAACCTGCTGGTTCGGCAGCACATGGTCTTTTGGCTGAAGGCCGGCCCATACGCCGGTTTGCCGGAACGTTTTCAATGCGAATTCGTCATAGGACAACCACCCCTGGACGTAGACCCAACGGGCATCCAGACTTTTTCCTTCCTCGATGCTGACGGTTCTCCAGTTTTGGTTCATCTGTTCGATGGTTCCGGCACTATCAGGAACGACTAATGTGAGTTGGTCGGAGCGTTTGTAGCCGATCGTTTCCACCATGGCGGATTGATAGGAAACGGGCGGAACGGTCTCGGCCGCATCCCACGGCTGCTCTTTTCCCACTCCGATCCATACGCTGCCGTTTTTCACTAACTGGATGGCTTCAAAGGTCCGTAGTCCTTTGACATCACTCGTAAAGCTGGCCATCTATGGGGCACCTCCTGACCGTTTAATGGTAGATTGCTGAACGGAGAATTCTTCTGTCACAAACGTGTGCGGGTCTGTAAAAAATACATTGGGAGACCACCATGCCTGCCTTTTCAAACGCGCGGATTGATAGCAGTGAACGGCATGCGCAGCTTGACGGGTAACCGCTGGGCCGCTTAACTCCTCATCCAATCTAGAAGGGAATTCGAATCCGACATGCACTCGGTTGGATTGATGCACCTGTCCCCGTGGCGCATAGGCCTTCATCTTCAGGGCGAGGGCAAATAAATATTGAAAGCCGGCAAGACCCATCAGCTTCACCAATCCTTTGGCAAACGAATGGGTATCCACAGCTCTTTCGTGGGCAAAATCGGGTTGATCCTCCAACACCGTCTTGATGATGGTTGTGAGCGGCATGTATTCCTTTCCATCTGCCAGTACACCTGATTCCGACAAGGTTACTCCGTCCTCTGGCATCGCGCGAAAGGTCTCAAAAACAGAAAGACCCTTCAATTGAAGGGACTCGACGCTCAGCGTGCCGGATGAACTGAGGAGTGCCAAAAGCTCCTCCTCCGTCTTCACGCCATATTCTGTTTTCCACAAATCAATCGATTTCGAGCTCAGCATCTTCACAAAAAAAGCTTTCCACAAATCGCGGTCGACATCCGGCATGTGGCTAGCGACGAGGTCCATAATCGCATTCATTTGCCGGCTTTCTTGATAATAGGAGGGCAAATAGCTTTTCAGTATTTCATTCAAAGGATCGTCACCACCGGCTTGATGGAGCTGTCTCCATCCAGATGGACAGTTCCCATAGGCTTGAGGACGCTCGCATCGGCAGCTCCCGCGTTGATGAGCGCAGCGATCATTTTAGACGGATAAATGCTGCCGCCGACGCCGATCGTCCGCGTATAAGCGAGAATTGTGGATAAAGCCAATTCTTTTGCAATGCCTTCGACCTTTACCGTAATGTCCACTTCTTGCTGATTCAGCTTGCGCACGCGCACATCGACGCCGCTTGGCTTTTTCTTATCGAGAAAGCTTTGCGTCTCTTTAATCAGCTGATCGATCTGTGACTCGTTCCCTCCGATCACAACATCTACCGAGCCGATGCCACGCGCTTTGTCGATTGATTTCGCATAGGTGACCCCTGTAACCGTCAGCGCCCAGCGGACATAATCGGAAGTGGTCCCGCCATGCTCCGGATTGCGCTTTTGATACAAGATCCGGTTGCGCAAATCTTCATCCGTTTCCAAATCCATTCCGAACTTGGCCGGCTCTGGATTCGTCACCCGCTTAATATCGCTGTTTACATCAAACAACAAGGTGATGGTGTTCGCAGCAACATTGCCGCCAACGCCAGTCTGCTTGCAGGTAGCCATGACCAGCCCCCGGCCGACGGTGACTTTCTTAGTCTGCATGAAAGAGGAAGCATACTCACCAGCTACAGGCGGCTGCGGGGGGCGCACAATGACCGAGGTGGTCGTCACCGGTTCGGGCGGACCCGTTTCCTCGATTTCGGTCGATACCAGTAAAACTTCCGTATCTGTTGTGAATGAGATATCCGCATTCAAGATGCCGAAGGTCGTTTTCGCGGGAATCACCTTGTTGGGAGTCCCGTCGATTTGCAGCATTACTTTTGCCGGAGCTGCGGGGATGCGCTTCAAGCCATGGTCGTCCGCGATATAATCCAAGTAAATTCCTTCTGCTTTCACCGCAAATGCCTGCTCCAAGATTTGGCGGAGCTTCATTTCTTCGATCCAGAGCTGCAAGGCGATCGGAGCCAACGCATCGTAGATGATGGAGCCCTCGCGTTTGTCCAGCCCGGCTGGAACACGGTCGAGCATCTCCTGAAGCTTTTGCTCGAATGTTTCCGGACTGCTTACCGTCGTCATGTCAAATCACCCCCTTGTAGCTGATGATTCCTTCCACCGTCTCTGCCTGGAAGGAAATATAAACTTCATCCCCCACTGCAGACATTTCGAAATCGGAGACGCGCTCGATTCGGTCATCGTAAAGGATCGCCTCCTGGATCATCCGCACGATTTCGGAACGGATCATCCGTTCATGAAAGCCGCGGCCGAACAAGGACTGGATTTCACAGCCATAATCGGCTGAATAAATCGGGAAATGGTAGCGGATGGTTAGGATTGCCTTGGTGATGAACTGTTCAATCGCGGCCTTGCCGTCGATCTGCTCGCTGATTTCTCCCGTTTCCATGTCGAGGCGGTACGTCCGGGATGGTTGCCGTGTGTTCTGGGTGAGCTTGGGAAAGGAGATTGTCGGTTCCAGCCCCATCTTATTCCCCCTTGGCGTATGATACGATTCGATCCATGATAAAAAACTTTTGCCCGCCCTCAAAACTGATCACCATGACTTTATCCCCCGCTTTCAGCTCGCTCGCGTATTCCATCTTGGCTTCCCCTTGCTTCAAGGAAAAGTCTCCGGCTGACACGCTCAGCGCTGTGGCGGCGTGCGTATGGGAAATAGGCGAGGGGATCGGCGTCAAGGTGACGGAAGGCATCCCGCCTTGCAAATCCGCTTTTCCTTTCGTCTCTACCTTCAACTCACGCTTGTATTCCTTCGTCAAATGTTCAGCCACGACGAGCAGCTCCTTGGGAATGATCAGCTTGTCGTTTCCTTTCAGCTTGACCTTCAGCTCGGGAGGAGCGGACACCACTTCCCCCTCCATCAAGGACGTTAATTTCATTGATTGAATCGTTTGCAGGCAAAATTGTTTGATCAACTGACCAATGGATGACAAAGAGCTCCCTCCTGTTGCCGCGGACCTTACGCAAATCATCACATATCGGCCGTTTCGGATAATGTGAGCGACATGGAATGCTTTTGCCCGTTAAAGGAATGGCGATCTTCTTCCACAAAATATGCTTTGCTAATGGCAAGCTCTGGCACACTGACGAATATAACCGTTCCTGAAATCACATTGGGTGAACCGGCCAGATTATCGACGGAAAACGTTCGCTTCTCCTTGCCTTGCGTCTCGAGGATCGTGATCGCGCGTTCCATCAGCAGCGCGCGATTCACCTTGTCCTTGACTTTCTCGAAATGCTGCAAAACGCCGTATTTTTGTTGGGAGACCGGATCGTCCGCAATTGCGGTAAACGACTTTTGCTCCTCTCCCGCCTGCAGCTTCACCTTGTTGACCATTTCCTCGATCGAGGCGGAAAACGAATAGTTGACCAGATTGATCCCGCTCTCTACGACCCACTCGATCACATTTTCTTCACGCGGAATCAGGTGGACCTTCCCTTCCCGCGAGAAAAAAGCGTAGCGTTTTCCGGTATGGGTTAACGTTTGTTTTAGAGCATCCATGGCCATGTCAAAGAGAGAATCGCCATCGAATACAAGATTTTTGATGGTATGCTTCGTATCAGCAATGGTGCCGACGGGAATGGAAAAATCGCCACAAAGCTTTTTGATGATGTCTGACGCCTTCTTGCCCGTGAAAACCAGTGAATCCTTGTTTTTCAGCAGGTAGATCATCTGGTCGTAAGCCGTGATGGACAGCTTGCCTGGAGCATAGTCGCATTGAAATACGATTCCGCGAAACACTTCCTTCTCTTCCAAAAACAGCATCATGCCATTGCCGTTTTCCGCGGCGATTTTCTCATGCATGCCCCGGTCTGTGTTGGCCAGCTGAACCTCCAGGGTGCGAGGAGCTTGCGCGCGGCTCCCTGACCACTCCACGCTTTCAACCAGATTGGTGATGTCCAAGGTGTTGCTGTTTTGGATCAGCAATACCTTCAGCGTTTCTTTTCGTTCGGTCATGGGATCACCAGCACCTGATTCGGATAAAGGGCGTAGGGCGATTTGATCTGATTGGCTTTCGCGATTTTCATATGATCAACCCCCAGCTTACGCCCGATTACCCAGAGATTGTCCCCTTTTTTCACGGTGTAGGAACCGGGTTTCGGCTTTTCATCAGGGCGAATCCCTTTGTCGCTGAGTACGGCGGTTGTCTCCCCATCCTCTGTCTTGGTTTCCACCTTGCGCACCTTCATTTGACGATATTGGCGGAGCGAGATGTCGTAATAAAGGCTGCCCACATCGCCCGCCACCTCCCGAATGTCAAACGCTTCAATGGTGACGGAAAAATTCAAATCCATCCCATCATTATTGCTGACGATGAACCGAGCAGGAAACAGACTATTCTTCCACTTCATGATAGTCCGCACAGCAGCCTCCGGATCAGGAATCTCGATGTACTCGCAAAACGGAGCATAATGCCTAGGGAAATGCGAGGAAAAGTCAAAGGTCGTCAGCACAGGGTCCTGGATGATGGACACCTCACCCAGTTTTTGCACCGAGACCGTCTCATTCGCAGAACCTGTCTTGATGGAGAGCTCCGCGGGATTCACGGGAAATTGAATCCATTCATCGTTATTGTTGTAGGTCAGCCACATCTTAACCGACACCGACACCATTCCCTTCCAGGCCCAATCCGATTTCGAGATGGCGCTGCAGCTTTTTCATAAAGCGTTCTTCGTCCGCTTCATTGTGGATATGGACTTCTCCGACCAATTGGGCGATGTGCACCTGATTGCCACCGCTCGCTTGAGCCGCTGGCCCTTGCGAACCGCTGGAGAAGATCGCCGTTTTCTGGGCTGGCGTGAGACTTGGGTTTCCGCTCTGATTGGCGCCGCCTTGCAAAAGTGTCGGAAAAGGAGACCCACCGCTTTTTGGCTGAATGGAAAAGGGCGATGAAGTCGATTGGCCCGCAGGCGTGGAAGGAAGCCAAGGAATTGTTCCTGCTTTGGATGCCCCTTGCTCCTGGGGACTAAACAGCGTGTTCGGCTGCGGATTCAACAACGATTTTAGCGCGGGAGAGGTGGGCGTAGGCTCCGCTAATTTTGACAGCTTCTCCTTCGCCTTTTGATCCTCTTCTACACTCACTTTCATGAGTGTGGTGACGCCACCGGAGAACCTGTTTTTCAAATTTTCGAGAAAGGTACCCAACCCTTTCATCAAGTCTTCTCCAAGCGAGACGATGTCCTTGAGGAAGCCAGTGAAGGTTTCTCGCAAGGTCTGCATGGCCTTCTCCGTATCGCCCGAGGCCCATTCCAGGAGCGCTTTGAAGAGTCCACCGAGAACTTCGAGAATACTTGTCACGGTGTTCCACATCAGCGTGACCCACGTTTTGAGCAGATCAAAAATACCGCCGAAGATTAATTTGAACGACTCCCATAAAGCGGTAAGAGCAACCATGACGGTCGGCATCGCTTTGGTGATCAAGACCTCCAGCGGCGGCCAGATGCTCGCGAAATAGTCCGAAATTTTTGTGAAAATACCTTGGATAAACGCAACCGTTTGCGCCAAAAACGGCTTCATCCACTCGATGACTTCAGCTACCTTTTCGCGTATGCCGCCCCAATTTTTTTGCCAGGCGACTGCCAGCAAGCCGATTGCGATTGCGATCCAGCCGATCGGGTTCGTCAGTGCCATGATCGCAGCTCCCCCGGCGGAGAATGCGCTAATCAGACCCGACACCAAGGTGACCACCTTCGTGATGACCATGAAGGCGGAAAAAGCTGCTACAATGCCAATCAGGTAAGGCTTCAGCTCATCGAAATTGTCGATCAGCCACTTGATCCCTCCGCCAATGGCATCGAAGGCCGGGCTGACGTAGGTCGCCCACATCTCTTGAAAAATAGGGAACAGTTTTTCCGCTTTATCCAGCAAAAATAAGAAGCCGTCCGTGATTTTGCCCAATGCGACAATGGCAAACTCCTTCAGCTTGTCAAAACCGCCGCCGCTTTCGGTCAGCCACCCTTGCAATCGTTTCAGCTGCGGTTTCAAGCGATCCAGCGCCTCTACGCCGGAATCCTGCATGGATACGGCGAAGCCTTCCTGGATAGATTCCCACAGCCCCAAAGCTGTTCCGCCCATTTTGGCCGAGCCTCCTGCGAATTGTTTGTCGACTTTAGCGAGCATTCGGTCGAAGCCTTTCTTACCGTTCACATCTTTTTTGGTGAAGTCGAAGCCGAATTCATTGAGCTTATTCATCTTGCCTTCCTTGGCTTCCGAAAACGCCTCAATGACGGTTTCCAGCTTTTCTCCCTTCAACGCGGCCACATTTTCCGCAATCGCCATATAGTTCATCGCTTTGGTCGTGTCGCCCTTGGCCAGTTCCAGCGTCTTCATCCCGCCTGTTGTGACCTCATCGACGCTGAAGGGATTGAGCACCGCATTTTTCCGCAAGGCGCTCATGTAATCCTTCGTCGCTTGCGTCACTTGTTCAGGCGTGAATTTTTTCTTGTTTTCTTTCACCACTTGACCCATCAAGACCATCTGCTTTTCCAGATCAGCCGCTGCCCCTACTGTCTTCGCGAATATTTGCTGCGGCGCCAGGCCGAACTGTTCCAGCCAGGTTGAAAAGGCCGAGAGCTTTTCGGAGATTTGGCTCATCAAGCTTTTCGGTTTTTCCGCCTCCTGTGCCTCTCCCCCGCTCGCTTGCGCTCCCTGTTGCTGTGGCGGGGTCCGCATTTTTTGGATGAATGCGCGAGTCTTTTGAAACCCGCTAGCCCAGGAGCTCGGTGAAACCAAGCTGCGGAAAAATCCCTTTTTCGCCGGCTGAGCCGCCGCTTGCGCCTGCTGCGCTTGCATCTGCGCTTTGGTCTTGCGCATCAACGCATGGAACTTGCGATTCACGCTCTGCTTTTGAATGGCTTCTTGCAGCTTGGTCATTTGCGCTTTCGGTGCGTTTTGGGCCTGCACCGTTTGCGCTGCTTGCTGGATCTGCTGCCCCTGGGTGTGCGCTTTCGGCTTTTTCAAGAGGACACCGAAATGGCGGTAAGGAATTTGCTTTTTGGCGTTCTGCTGGGCTTGAGCGGCTTGATGCGCCTGCATCTGGGCCGCCGTTTGCTTCATCAACGCGTTGAACTTACGGTTGACCTGATAGCTTTGGTAGGCCGCCCGTATGTTCTCCCGCGCGTTTTTTCCAGCCGTGCTGATCCGTTCACCAGTTGTTTTCCTCCACCCAGAAAATTGGGTCGCCTTTTGGCCAGCCCAGCCTTGAAACGCTTTACTGGCTCGCTGGTAGCGTGCCGTGGGACTATTCGTTCCCGTAAGAGAGGCTTTCGCTCCCGAGCGAACCTTGCGGCCGAGGTGGATCGCTCCGCCCAACTGTCGTCCGATGCTGGCTGCCATCGTACCGGAATTGCGTTTGGCGCTTCGGGACAGGGAGTTCCCCCTTTTCCCTGCTAGTTGGTCTGCGGTGCGGATCGCATGCTCTTTCATGGTTTTAATGCCTTTTCCCAGATCCGTTCGCTGAAAAGATTTTTTCAGCCTCTCCAAACTGCCAGAGATGCCTCCGATTTGCTTGGCGAGATTCCCTCCCGCAGTCGCGGTCATTTTCGCCATTGATTCACCACCTATTACCGTACGTCAGGAGCGGCTTCTAGCAGCTGCGCGTTCCGCACGTTGTTCCGATTCGAGTTCAAGGAATTCTGACGCATAGAGAAAAGCCTTGTGGTAGCTATCCATGGTCCACAAATCTTGTGGCAGCACGTGGTGCTTTTGCCATATACGATGGGAGATCATCGCGTGATAGTCACCACTCTTGATCAGTTTTTTGCGTCTTCGACGAGTTCTTCAAAATCAGTGTCAAAACCGTTTACGCGCTGGACCGCTTGGATCAGTTCTGCATATTCGCCGCCAACGCTGAGGATTTCCTTGAGCAGGTCGCACGGATCAACTAGATTGTAGCTTCGGAGCAGCTCTGCATCCTTGAAATCTGGGTAGACGGTCGACTCAATCGCGAGGCGTGCGGCAAAACGCTTCCAGTCTACGGCTTCCCCCACTTTTTTCCCTTTTTTGATCTGTGGAACCGTGCACTCGTCCTGCAGCTCCTCGATGCGGCGCGTATCGATGGCTTTCAGTACAAACGGGACTGGATTCCCTACCTCGTCCACGTAGCGGCGGGATACCACCACTTCCTCCGTGATCACCTGCTTCGCTTTCCCTTTCATGAAAATGTCCATGGTTCTCGTAGCCGTCATGTGACACATCCTCCTTTGCAAGTTAGGGTTTTTGAAAAAAACAGACACCACACGAGGAAGGCTCCTCCTACGTGGTGTCAGTCATTTGGCTGCGATTTTAGAAATCTTCTTTCAACGCCTCAGGGATTTCCGCCCCTTCAAACGTAAACGGCACTTCTTCTTCCAGCGCTTCCGCTTCCACATCGAACTGACCGATTTTTACGGAGTCGATGTTGCAATTGAGGAGAGTAACGCGTTCCGTACCTCGTCCGCTTCCCGGATCATCCAGAACCCCCTGCAGCGTGAAGTATACCTCTTTGCCGCTGTCAGCGTACTCCAGAATCATCTTGGTGAAACGAGAAGTCACTTTGTACAAGGTGACAGTACCCGTTCCGCTCAGGCCGGTTGTTTTCTTTCCTGTCCAGCGGTTGCCCAAAATGTTGACATCCGCTTTGTTTTTTTCAATCGTCGCTTCAAAGCTTTTGGCGTAGGCAATCTCCTCCCCATTGAGGAAAAGGCGCGCCTCTCTGCCGTTGATCGTATTTTCTGCGCGGAATTTTGCCATCGTTTATCGCACCTCCACATTGAAGAAGAATTTTTCCATGCTGTCGACGGGTTGCACGCCTAGTGTGGCATACACTTCGTCTCCTTGCGATTTGACCGGATCGATCGTAAAGTCTTTGACGAAATCGACATTTTGGATCGCACCGGCGTCCTGCAGGCTGCGGAGATAACCGTTCGCCGCTTCCTTCAGCAGCGCCTGGCCATCGCGGTTGTTATCCAGTTTCCCGATGTAGTTTTGATTGACGACACGGCTGAAATCGTTGGCGATGGCATCGAGGACGCGCAAGACACGGTTCTTGCTGAAACGGCTGTTTTTCGTCTGACCGTATGTAACGAGCGAATTGATATCCTTCTCGACCTTCACTTTCACGCCGTCGTGCATAAACAGGAAGCGCCCGCGCTTCAATGCCGCGACAATTTCGCTGTTCTTCAAGCGCGGATTGGCATCCACAGCCCCCTCGTATTCACTGTAGGTATTGGAATGAATGATCGAAGCACCTGCTGTTGCGCCCGCTACCCAAGCGATCGCGTCCTTTGCGTTCAGACTGGTACCGTCGCTGAGGACGACGCCATTGACCACATTGATGATGCCTTCGTAGTCCGCGTCACAATCGGAGACGACGCCCTGTATTTTTTTGCCCTCTTCTTCCCGCATGCGCTTGATGAACGCAACAAACGATTCCTTCAAACCGCTGCTCTCGACAGGAAAGGCGATCACATCGAAATGCTGGGTTTCCGTCGCCCCCAAATAAGTGGTGTAATCGCTGTTGATCACAGAATTGTTTTTGCCGTTTGCTAGAGGCACCGATGCGTCGATCTCAGGAATCGCACCCGTACCCGAAAACGATACCCACGCATTTGGTTTCAGCTCTACAATCTGTTTGGCCACCTGAGCATCTACTTCTCGGCCCTTGACCAACGTAGTGACGATTTGAAGAGGTTCTGCCTCTGTCGCGTCAGGATGGTTTTCGGTTCGGATCGCAATATCGTTTCCGCGCGTGCCGCCAAATACCGCTGTCGCTGTCAATGCTCCCTGTGTGACCGTCGCCTTTGTGCCCGTGTTAATGCGATAGACCAGCAATGCTTTTGCCCGTTTTTTCGCTTCTCGGATAAAAATCATTTCAGGATCGTTGATATCATAGCCCAGTTTGTCTTTCACATCGGCATCCGTATCGATGCGAATGAAGCTTTGGCTTGGGCCCCAATTCAATTCAAGCGGGACCGTCACCGTACCTCGCTCGCCAGACTGGATGCGTTCCAATGCCGACGCGCGAAAATTCATGTAAAGTCCCGCGCGTACTTTTTCTACCCCTTCAATCCATGTTCCACCTGCCATATTCCTCTAGACCTCCTTGGAAAGAAATTCGCGAATTCGCTCGGTTGCCTCTACCTTCGTGATTTTTGCTTTGGATAACCCATGCATTGCTCCGTCAAACACCTCAACCGGCACATCGAACAAGTCCTTGGCGTTTGCGCGAAGGCGTTCGACCCGGAAGGTTAATTCCTCCACTTGCACGGGTGGGTTTTCCGCCGAGGCCTGGTTCGCTCCCTCCACCTGTGGCTGGGGTTGGCTGTTTGTTTGCTCCTGCGATTTACGTGGCATGATCCTTCACCTGCTCTTCTAATGTAAATTTGCTAACCTTTGGGGAAACGGCACGTTCGTATGAATACCGCTGCCGCCATTTCAGCATCAGCTGGGCGATTCCGTCCTCCGTCACCTGAAACTCGGTTCCATCCAGTCGCAAATACTCACCGGTAGGTATGCCATCACCATCTGCGAGCGGGATCAAATATCGCGCATTCGCAATCGCGAAGGCAAGCGCGTCAGCAAGCGCGAATGCTTGGAGACTGTCCTCGTGATACACTTTTACGGATAGGCTCAACATTCTGACATACGTGCTGGTTGTATCCGGACGATCCGAAATGACGGGCGTCGGCACATAAAGAAAAGGCGGCGTTTTTGTTTCCGGAAGAGGATCCTGGTAAACGGCCGCATCGACGTGCTGTTGGCAAAACTGAATAATCGATGAGATAGCCTGCAC